CGACACTATGGTAGGCATGGATTACCCGGTGACGGTGACGGACGCGCTGTTTGCAGTCTTGGCCCCGGTGGCCACGATGCAGGTGCAGCTACAGGTGGGCTAAGGGGGCGACGATGACGCAAATTATTCCCGCAGGTTCGTTCAATCCGGCGTCTCTCGGGGCCGACGACCTCTATATCCAAATCCAGAACCCGCCCGGATTCATCGTCGGCGTGCCCACCGATGTGATCGGCATCGTGGGAACGGCGGGCTGGGGTCCGGTGAACATGGCCCAGCACATGGGCAACCCGTTCGACGCCATGCAGACGTTCGGGCCGATTTCGGCGGCGTCGCTGACTGACCCCTATGACATGCCGACTGATTTGGCGATTGCGTTCGGACAGGCTGCCAGCGCGGCGACGCTTGAGGCGTGGGGCGTGCGCGTGTCTGACGGCACCGACGTGGCGGCCACGGGCACGCTCAACGGCGCGGCGACCTCGGCGAGCATCACCGGCACCTCGGCGGCGGGCGTTGCTGCAGACACCATCGCGCTCACGTTCACGTCGTCGGCAATTGCCGGTTCGCCGCTCACCATCACCTATACGGTGCCCGCCAGCCCATCGCCGACCCCGACCACGATTGCCGCCGGTGTCGCGGCCTTGATCAACGCCACCGCTGCCCTGTCGGCGGTCGGCATTTTCGCCACGAGCCTCGTTGGCGTCGTTTCGATCTATCAGCCCACCGCGCTGTCGCCGCAGGCCACGGTTTCCCGTGCGGTCACCGGCACCGGCACGTTCACGCTCGGCACTGGTGCTGCGGTCACCGCTGGCCTCGTGCTGTCGGGCATTTTCACCGGCAGCGTGGGCAATGCTCTCACGGCGACGCTGGCGACCGGCGCGGGTGCGAACACCACATCGGCGACCATCGCGCTGCCGACGCTGGGCATCAGCGAACTCTACCCGAACCTGCCCAACGCGACGTTTTTCACCGCACTGGCAAACGCGATTGCGCAGGGCATCAATGGCGTGCGCGGGCCGTCGCAGATCGTCAAGGCTGGAACGCCGAACATCGCGGTGGCTGCGCCGACCGCGGGCACGTCCACGTTCTCCGGCGGCACCGATGGCCGCGCGGGCGTCGTGACGGCCACGCTACTCGGCAGCAACACCGCCATTCCGGCGACCGGCCTCTATGCGCTGCAGGGCGTCAACCCAGCGGTGGGCATTTCGTGGATCGTCGGCAGCACGGATCAGGCGTTGCCAGCGTCCCTCGTGGCGTTCGGTCGCGGCAACGGCATCTCGACGCTGTTCCCGTTCCCCACCGGCACGAGCACGGCGGTTGCCACGGGGCTATCCGCGTCCATCGGCCAGCACGATCCGTCGTTCGGTTACGTCAAGGACTGGGTTTATTTCTATGACCCGCTCAACAACGTGACGCGGCTGGTGCCGCCCACGGCCTACGTCGGCGGCATGGCGGCCACGCTCTCGCCCGAACAGGGCATCGGCAACAAACCCGTGCAATTGTGCCTGGGCACCGAGCGCAACAACCCGGTCACCGGAAATATCCAGCCATACAGCATCAGCGAGATCGCCCAGCTTACGGCGGCGGGAATCATCTTCATCACCAACCCGATCCCAGCGGGCAACATCTTCGGCACGCGCCACGGCCAGATCACGTCGTTGAACCCGGTGACGGCGGGGATGGAATACTGGCGCATGACCTCGTTCCTCGCGCGGTCCATCGGAACCACCATGGGCCAGTTTGTCGATGCGCTGCAAAGTCAGCAGCCGAACGACCCGCTGCGCAACGCCGTGCGGAATCAGTTCAACACGTTCTTGGACAGCCTCAAGGGCGCGAACGGCAGCGTGGGGATCATCGACGATTTTTCGGTGATTTGCGCGTTCAACGGGGCACCGAACGCTATTCCGGGAAATGGCGTCAACACGCCAGCGAGCATCGGTGCGCACTACCTCTATGCGCTACTTCGCGTGCGTTATCTGTCCGTAGTGCGTTTCTTCATCGTCTCCCTGCAAGGCGGCACCGTTGTTGTGACGGTGGGCGCAACGCCGGGCCAGCAATTGCAGTCGAATTAACAGGGGACCATCATGGCAACGATCAACGGTACCGCGTACAACATCGGCACCGACATCGGTCTGTCGATTTCCGACAATTTCGGCGATCAGTTCCCAGTCGATGCGCTCGGGCTGCTGCTGGACTTCGACTCCAAGGCGCACAGTTCGGTCATCAAGGTCACGCCGATCACCAACGGCGGCAAGCCGATCTTTCAGACCGTGTGGAACGGCGGCGATGGCCGGATGCGGTTCGCACGCACGAATGGCAACCTGCAGTCGATGGTGCTGGAACTGATGGCCGCTTACCACAACAGCGGGATCATTCCGGTGTTCGCCATCGCCGCGTCAATCCTCAACAGGGATTCGTCCATCGACGAATATCTCTACACCGGAGTGCAGTTCGAGACGCCGGACTTCGGCAACTTCGCCGCGATGAAAGAGGTCGACAACGGCCTGAGTTTCATGTGGTCGGACTGCATTAAGACCGGCGGCGGGACGCCGTTCCTGACGGGACTTGCCGCGTAACTGATTTTCTAGCCGGGGGATTGCCATGCAAACGGAAGCGCGTCACGCCGACGCCGAACTGCGGATCAACACGAAAGCCGCGCCCAAGCCCGAGGCGCGGCAGGCTCGCGATACCAAGAACGCCGAACTGGCCGCCTCTGCGACCGCCATGCGCGAGCGCAACGCCGCGGCAGCACAGACGCCAGCCGAATCGGAAGCATTGCCGCCGCCGCGCGAGGACGTGGAATCAATCGAGGTCAAACTGCTGGATGGGCGAATGGTGGAGTTCGGACCGCCGCCCGGGATTTCGCTCACGATGCGAATCGCCATGACGATCCCGGACGCGACGAGCAATCCCGTGATCGACCGACTGGCGCGCGTCTGCATGTGCATCCGAACGATTGACGGCAAGCAGCCACGGCAGATCGCCAACATCGTGGACCTGACGGCTGTTGCCAATATGCTGGGGGACGTGCCGATAGACGAACTCGCGTTCTGGTACGACAAGCATTGGGGGCAGGTGCGGATTTCAGACCTGCAACTGCTAAAAAAAAATCTGCGAGGGGCCTGATTTTCAGGAGGCGGTTCACGTCGCATACAAGTATGGCCAGCCGTGGAGTGAGGCGAAACGGATGGACAGCATGGAGCGCAAGGCGTTTATCTATGCGGCGGCGCAACTGGACGGCTTTACGGTAGACTGGCAGACCGGGAAACTAATCGCTCCGAAACCAAAGTGAGCCCCGGGCATGGTCACATTCGAACAATACGCGGATTTTCTGGCAGGATCGGCACGGCGAGCCATGCCGGAGATTGACGTAGCTCTGGCGCGTGTCGGGGCGCTCGCCCGAACGATGGCGGTTGAATACATCGGGCATGAGTTGCCGTCATGGCCGCCGTTGGCGGCGAGCACGGTGGCACAAAAGCAGCGCCTTGGGTTTGTCGGGCGCGTCTCCGCCACCGACCCGCTGCTACGCACGGGCGAAATGCGGGACAGCATCGCCGCTGAGGTCGTGCCCTACGCTGTGGTTGTGGGTTCACCGCTGGACAAGGCGATGTGGCAGGAACTCGGCACGTCGCGGATACCGCCGCGACCATTCTTGGCGCTGGCCATGCAAAGCGCCGCGCCGCTTTCCGAAGATGCTTTCTATGACGCGGCGGTGGCACTGTTGGTGCCGCTGTCCGAACGGGGACGCGCATGATCACCTCGTTTAGAGTCGGGGCCGTGTTCCAAGTCAAAGACGAGGCTAGCGGAACCGTGCAGCGTCTGTCTGCTGCAATGCGGGAACTGGCGCGCGACACGACGCGGGTTAAGACCGAATTGCAGTCGATCACGACGGCAGCCGGAGCCATGACGGCGGCCATCACGGAAGGCGCGGCGATGATGGACGCCAGCCTGACCGGGGCGCTGGCCACGGCTCGGGCGCTTACCGCTCAGTTGGCCGCTGCGGGCCGCGCTGGCGCGGCGGCGGGGCGGTCGGTGGTTCTGCCCGGCGGGGGCGGTGGAGGCCGCCACGGGCCAGCCCCGGGCGCTGGCGGGGGCGGTTTCCACGTATCTAGCCTGAGCACGCGGATTCCGGGCGGCCATGCCCATTTTAGAGGCGGCGGGAATGCGGCTATGGCCGGGGCCGGTGCTCTCGCCTATGGCGTCTATGAGGAAGCCGAGGTGGAGGACATTGCTGCCCGGGCCATGATCACCGGCCAGATCAAGGTTGACGCGGGCATGAACCGTGGCGAGGTGTTCAAGCAGTTGCGCAGCGTGATCACCCGTAATGCCATTTCGGGCGGATTCTCTCCGAAAGAGGTTGGCGAGGCCGTGCTGGGCAGCGAACGGCAGTTTGCCGGTTTGCCGTTCAATGAACGCATGGCGGTACTGGACACGATGCTGCCCTACGCGATGCAGGAGGCCCGGCTCAAGGAAACGCCGCTCAAGGAATCGGCTGAGGCCCTTGTCGGGCTGTCGCATATGACCGGAACCTACGATCCGGCGAAGCTGCCGGACCTGTACCGCAAGTTCGCCTATGCATCGCAACTCACGCCGAAAACACTGACGCAATACACCACGGCGCTGTCCTATGCGATGCCGTCGCTTGTCGGCGGCATGGGAATGGACCCGACTTCGATCATGTTCCTGACAGCGATGAACCAGCAGGCGGGCATCGGGTCGTCCAAGGCCGGAACGTGGATTCAGGCGTTTTTCTCAAAACTCATGCCAGCGACCGGCGATCATCTCACCAAGACGCAATTGCACCACAACGAGGCATTGGAGGGGTTGGGGCTCGTGGCCGGTGGTGTGCCGACATGGATGGTGACGGGCGAGGGTGGCAAGACCGATTGGCAGGCCAGCCTTTTGAAACTCTCGCCATTGCTCGGCAAGAATCTTGCGGCGCTGCCCGATGCGCAGCGGATGCAAACGCTTGATACCGTGTTCGGAAAGCAGGGTGGCCGCGAGGCGGGGCTGTTCAACCTGCCGGAGTTTATCGCTCAGTTCCCGC